ATGAAAAACGGCAAGAAACCGACATTGAAGCAGAAAGTGTTGATGCAATCATATGGATTGCAACCGGATAACTGGCTGATCGTCAAGAACACACCGGAGTATCTGGAAGTGGTCAGTCGTATGTCTCTGAAAAAGATTGGAGGCAAGACAAAGACCAGAAAACTTTTAAAAGAAGATTAGTGAATTGTAGAAAGGGGCATCAGTATGGCACAGGAAAAGAATAACCGCCAGAGTGGAAGTCTGGCGGTTGATGAGAAGATAATGCAACAGAACACTAATTTATCTTCTGACAATCAGTATAACACAAGTAGTTATGAAAAGAAAGAAATACGAAAAATTAGTAAAGAAAGTTATTTGGCTTTGTTACGCTGCAGCGAATTGATGAAAAATATGTTTCTTTCATTGCTTAAGCAGGCAGGGGATGACAGTGAAGAGTCTTATGAGAAGATGATATCTTGGATTCGGAATATTCCTGAAAATACACCATTTAGTTTCAGTAAGGATGAATTAGGCTGTTTTAATTTTGCAGTTATGCAGAGCGTCCCAGTAGAAGACGAGGACGCTCTGGAATGAATTAATAACGTTCGGGATTTCGCCTTGGAGCAGCATAAAAAGCCTGACGTGTACCGCTAGTATTGATTTGGTTTTCTTTTGGAAATGCCTGCAAAAGATGAATCAGCAGGATGAGAGGAATGCGATCACAGCTAAATGCCAATTCATTTCCCTTGAAAATAAAAAGGGAGATGGAATGGGAAGGATCACAGCCTGCATCACAGATATAGTAATCTGGATCAGGCAATACATAAGGGAAATCGTCAACACTACGCTGAATATTGTTAAGAATAGATTCATCCATGTCGAAAAGGGCTAATGGAACATAACTCATACTAGTTATAACATACAGTCTGCTTCTATTGGAAAGATTGACAGGAATATCCTTTATTGCATTGTATTTGTCCATAAAAATCTGTGTATATTCTGGAGTCAGGTCATCCTGAAACCATTCATATAAGAATGGATAGATTACTTTGAAATCATGGATAACATCCATACAAGGCTGTTTCAAGCATGCGATAGAACGGATAGTTTGTGCATACGGATGAGTGGTATCATATTTGATTCGTGGCATTTTGAAAACTCCTTTTTTAAAGAGTATAACATAAAAATATTTTTCATAAAAGAGGGTGATTATATGGCGGGACAGAAAAATAAGCTGACTCCGCTGGGAAAAGAGATCAGAAAGAAATTAACGGATAGAGATATGAGCCAGATAGAGCTGGCAGAAAAGCTGGGGACTTCAAAAGGGTATCTCAGTCGGATCATGCACGGTGATCGAAGCGGAGATAAATATCTGGACATTATCTGCAGCATATTGGATATAGACCCGGAAAGATACCGGGCATCAGCATAGGAGGGTGATTATGGGAACGACAGAAGCATATATCACCTTGGAAGAAGCAGCAAGGCTGGAAGGTGTAGCTTATAATACTATGATTCAAAGAGCTGTAAGGGGAAAAATAGAAACACAATCGAAACCAAGAGAGAATGGTGGAAGGGCAATAACCTTAATCCGAGTCAATTCTCTTTCCAAGCAGGCTCGCAATGCCTACCGGGAGCAGGAAAGACTGAAAGCCCTTGCAGCAGACAGCAGCGACATCCAGGAAGAAAAGAAGAAAGAACAACCCTGGTATGTGGACACAGATATTGACTGGTATATGGAACAGTACAAGGAACGGTTCTACCAGGCGGCAGAACTTGGAAATGTGGTACGCCAGTACCTGCGGGAGACCGTCGGAAGGTACGGCGACATCACAGCCTTTGCCGAAGAGTACGCACAGAAGCACCTGGGGAAAGGATACAGAACCCTGTACCGGATGATCAAGGCGTACAATGAAGCACTCTTCTGGCAGGACAAGAAAGAGAAGGAAGAGGGATGCTCCTACGAGTATTTCCGCGTCCTCTGCCTCTGCCGGAAGCCGAAGGATGTCGGGAAGTTCCCGTCCATGTCGGCCGAGGTCCAGCAGACCATTAAGAACATATGGTTTGACAAGGACTTTGCCGGGAACCGGGGAACAAAACAGATGCTGTACGAGCAACTGGAAGCCATCTGCGAACTGAAGGGCTGGAAGAAGATGCCGTCCTACCAGACTGTGGCAAGGTTCATCAGCTTCCTTATGGAGGACGAGGGAATGAAGAACGCCCACTTCCTGGTGGCGAACGGTACCAGGGAGTACAAGAACAAAGTCATGTGCAAGCGTCGCAGGGATACGACGAGCTTACAGGTGATGGAGATGATCCAGGGCGACGAGCACACCTTCGACTGCTGGGTTACATACAAGGCACCGAATGGGAACATCGTTCCGATCAGACCGAAACTGGTCTGCTGGATCGACACCAGAAGCCGCATGATCCTGGGGGATGTGATGTGCAAGGATGCAGACAGCCAGACACTGAAGGCCAGCCTGCTGAAGCTAATCTACCATGACGCAGGAAGCGTCCCGCGGTATCTGTACATTGACAACGGAAAAGACTACACCTCCAAGGAGCTGCTGGGCGTGGACCGTAAGTACCGGCACGACCAGGAAGAGAAGGACAAGCACTTTGCAGTGGCCTTTGACGACATGGCAAGGGGCTTCTACCGCTCCCTTGGTATCGAGGATGTCCACATCTCCATGCCTTACGAGCCTTGGACGAAGGGACAGATCGAGCGATTCTTCGGAACGGTCTGCCGGAAGTTTACCAAGTGGGTGACAAGCTACACCGGAACACTCACCGGATCCTTCACAGCGGACAAGGTAAACAAGGACATCAAGGAGATGGCAAAGCAGGGTAAGCTCATGACACTGGAAGAGTTCTATGAACAGTGGACGAAATGGAAGACTGAGAAGTACGCCACCCGCGTACATTCCGAACTGCGGAAAGCTGGCGAGGAGTACACAAGGCCGGGTGATCTGTTTGAGAAGGGCGACCGCTACGAGATGGCACCGCCACCGAAGTCCCAGGCGACCATTCTCATGATGAAGTCAGAGGATGCAAGGGTAAGGAACACTGGTATTGAGAGGTTTGGCTACTACTACAATGACCAGGATCTGATGGCTCACATCGGCGAAAAGGTGGATGTAAAGTATGATCCGGACGATGTATCCGTGATCTACGTTTATGATAAGAAAGGACGCCCGATCTGCTCCGCTGAGTGCTACGAACTTCTCCAGTTTGGAAAAGTGGCAAATGATACGCTGAAAGACCACCGCAAAGAACAGAATAAACAGCTTAGACGCGACCGCGAGATTGCGAAAGAGGCGGTCACTCCATTCGAGGAATTGAACGAGCAGAAGCAGAACGCCGACAAGGTGATCGGATCTGTCAGTCTGAAGATGGAGGGCGGCAAGAAATCCGGCAAGGTCACTCAGATGCCTCAGGACAGAACCTGGAGACAGACAGGATTCCAGCTGAGACAGGAGATGCAGGAACGCCAGGAGCGTCCGAACTGCGAATACATGAACAGCCAGGCACAGAAAGCCCTGGAGCGTCTGAGGAAGACAAGGGAGGCATAGCGTGTCAAAAAAGGAATGGATATCAAAATAATTGTCAAAAGGAAAGGAAGGTAACACCATGAATGAAGCAATCAAAAATGAAGTTGTAGCATTAACACCTCTGGCAGTGAAAGTCAATGAACGTTTGAAGGTATTGTGTATCAATAAACAGATGATCGGAGTGGAATATCACTGCAGCCGTTCCATGATCAGCCAGTATTTGTCCGGTAAGTACAGAAGCAATCCAGAGACAGTCGAGAAAATTCTGACTCAGTTTTTGGAAGACACAGAGGTTAAATATCAGGAAGCACTGGCGAATGATCCGCAGGCAGTGAAGACACTGGAAAAGATGAGAGAAAAGAATGGAACTCCTGCAGGAGAACAGGAAACGGTTTTGGAGAAACATTTTCCGGAAAAGAAAAAAGTGCTGGAATCAGCGGATTATCTCGGAGTTCTTTCTGTGTGTCAGTCCTGCCAGGATGATATGGGACTTGGGATCATCATCGGAAAAAGTGGATATGGAAAGACCTATGCACTGAAACAGTATGCAAAGATGCCAAGAGTTGCCTATATGGAATGTGATGATACGATGAGCTGCAGAGATCTGGTAGATGCCCTGGAGATGGGACTGGGTATGCCGAAGGCAACAAGCGGAACGATTTGGAAGCGAGTGAACCGGATCAGAGAGTTCCTTAACATCAATACCGGCTATCTGATCATTGTGGATGAGGCAGATAAGCTGATCAATAAGTACACGGCGGCTAAAATGGAGATCCTTAGAGGGATTTTTGACCAGTCGGAAGTTGGTATTGTCATTGCAGGGGAGCCAAAACTTGAAAGTGATATCAAGACTGTACTTGAACGTTTTGCAAACCGTATTGACTTCTGCTACAAACTGAAAGGACTGACTGCTGCCGAGTTGAAAGAATATCTGAAAGGATGGGATATTGAGGAAGATGCGGCAGGTGAGCTTGCTATGAGAGCATTTTCAGCGAGAAGTGGATGCTTTCGTCTTCTGGATCGTACGATAAACAATATCCTGAGAGTGCTTAAGGCTCATGGTGAGTATACGGTTACCTTAAAAACGGTGCAGGAAGCATCCGGCATGATGATGTTATAAGGAGGGACATGGGAATGAAGAAGGTTGAGATCACTATCAATGGAAGACATGAAGAGAAAGCAGCACGCCAGATCATGCAGGCAATCTATGGAGCAATGCAGGAAGCACCAAATTATACGGACGTTTCCGTACATACCGAAACAATCCCGGCAACCAGAAGAAACAGAACTTATTGTTTGGGCAAGGCGGTCAGAGAAGGAGTTTGAATATGGCAGCGAAAGCAGACACAAAACCGATCATCAAAAAACTCTGGGGGATTGCAAAATCCCCGGAGTTGAAACTTTCAGATGAAGAATTGCATCTTGTGGTGATGGCACACACAGGAAAAGACAGCATCCGTGAACTGAATTATCGTGAGTTGAAGAGCTGCATCATGGAACTTGGAAAACTCCGGGATTCCGCAAAGAGGAAACTTCGGGGTGGAAATCCAGCGACAGAAAACCAGAGGAAGAAGATCTACAAGCTGACACAGGAACTTGGATGGGAGAAAGCAGCAAGAGTAAATGGACTGTGTCAGAAGATGTTCCAGGTAAGCCGGGTAGAGTGGCTGGATTACCGCCAGTGTTCCAGCCTGATCGAGGCATTGAAGAGCATGGTGGAAAGGAAGAAACAGGATGGGAACGGATCTGGAGAGCAGTCTGACATTAAAAAGCAAAGAAGGAAAAGTGTTCCTGGAAACGGTGAACATGACGTTTGAACAGATGTGTGCCATGTGTGGTGTCCTGCAGGTTCTATGTGGGAAAGCAGCCATGGAGCATGGGGCGGATCTGGATGCGGTAAAGGACCATATGTGGGATATCTATGAAGCAGCCATGATGGATCTGCAGAAAGGGGAATAGGAGAAAGATATGCAAAGAAATTATAAGAAAATCACAAGCCATGGATCGGTCAGTATCCCGGCAGCGATGCGGAGAGAGCTGGGGATAGAACCGAGGGACGCAGTGGAGGTCTGTGCAGAAAAGGATGGAACGATCGTGATCCGTCCGTATCAGCCAAGATGTATTTTCTGTGAGACAACTGAGAATGTAACGTTGATGAAAGGCAGAGGGATCTGCCGGGAATGTATGGAAAGGATCAAGGAGGCATACCATGAATGAACTGAAACAGAAAACAAGCAGCCAGCTTGTAGATGAGCTGATCCATCTGGACCAGCTCCGGCTGAACACCAGCAAGAGCATTGCAGCATATCAGGCAGAGCTGCAGGCAAGAGGTATTGGCATTATGGAAGACAGGAATAAACAGTATATGAGATTCTTTGGAGATGAGGGTACGGTCTCCGTTACGGACAGTAAGAGCCTGGATATTTTGAACCCGGACCGATTGAAAGTGTGCGTGACAGAAGGTGTCTATAAGATGCACGTAAAGGAAACAACAGAGACAAAATATAAATGCACGCCTGCATTTGAACGTATGCTGAAAGCTCTCTTCTGTGATGATTATACATACGAGTATGATCTGGAAGAGTTCCTGGATCAGATGCACATCCTTCCGGATGCAAAGCAGAAGAAGACCTTGCTCAAACGTCTGAAAGGGGATTATGAAGCAGACAGGAAAACGCTGTGTGCGGTATTCAAAGTGGAGGATGACTGGGATGTGGAGTTATGGCATATACACAGGATCAAGAATGGGGAACTGATCCGGATATTCCTTCCGGATGACATGCTGGATGCGAGCATGCGGGAGCTGAAAAAATGTATCCTGGTAGAAAGTAAACTGTCAATCAAATTGGATTATGAAAAGGAGTGATAACATGGCAGTGAAGAAAAAAAAGATACTGCTGATTGCAGGACATGGCAAAAACCATGATGGAAGTTATGATCCGGGGGCCTGCAGTAAATGGGGACAGGAAGCAACCTATACAAGACAGTGGGTAAAAAAGCTGAAAACAGCACTTGGGAAAAAAGTGAGCGTTACATTGTATGATGTCAATAAGAACTGTTACAGTGAAAGCTGTGCCGGAAATGTACCGGATTATGCAAAATATGACTTTGTGTATGAAGCCCATCTGAACGCAAAAGTTAAGAAGGATGAAAATGGCGATGGAAGCTTTACAGGGACAGGAGGTTATAAACATCCATCAAACGGATGCACGCCGATTGCTCAGAAGATTGTGGACAACCTTGTGGGAATCGGGTTTAAAAAGTGGACGATTGCAGATTCAACCGGGCTTTTGAACCTGAACCGATGTCAGACGGCAGGTGTATTGTATTTCCTGCATGAGATCGCATTTATTGATGACGGTGATGATATGGGATTTTTTACAGCCCATGAAAATGAGATGGTACAGGCAACCGCCCAGGCGATCCTGGAGGTATTGACAGGAACAGGAGAATCGGTGCCGGTAGTGGCAGAGGACAAAAAGGGGACATATCTGATCAAGACCACATGTGACTGGCTGAACATCCGCAAAGGTCCGGGAAAAGGTTATGAGATCACCGGAAGCATCCGTGAACCGAAAGGTGCGAAAAAGTGTTACACGATCACAGAGGAAAGAAACGGATGGGGCCGCCTGAAGTCCGGGGCGGGATGGATCTGTCTTGGATATACCGTGAGACAATAAAGAGATAGGAGAGGATCCGGTAATGGATAGGAATATGAAAAGGCGGCTTCTGGAGGAAATAAAAGAGGAAGATATATCCGAAAAGTACCGGGATATTGTAGGGATCATGGGTATCGAGTGTTTTATTGAAATGTCGGAATATGCCAAGGGGGATAAGCTGTATTTCCCTAAGGTGGAAAGCATCCTTGCTCCGGCAAGAAACCGGATCATAAAGAGGGAATACGATGGTTATAATATCAAGGAGCTGGCAGAAAGATACAACCTTACGACAACACAGATCGGAAACATATTGAAAGATGAACCGATCGCCGGACAGATGAGCCTGTTTGACCTGTGATCAGAACAAAGGAAAGCCCCGGCATTTTGTGCCGGGGCTTTCGGATGCTTGTGGATCAGCGGCAGAGTTCGTCAAGTGTCACTTCCAGTGCGTCAGCCAGTTTGATGGCGGTCTCTACTTTGCAGGTATCATTTTTTTCGATGTCCTGTATCGTCCGGCGAGGTACACCGCTCAATTCCACGAGTGCCGGTACGGAGAGACCTTTTTCGATGCGGATTTTTTTCAGGTTCATTTTTTACGCTCCTTTAAAAAGTCTAAAATGGATATCACGGCAAAGAGGACTGCGAGGATGATAATCATGATATCGAGGATCCCCAGTGCGTGAAAGTCGATCAGTTTCAGCACCATAAAAACGATCAGCAATGTTGTAAAGATGTCTTTCATTTTTTCCCTGCATATGGTATGATGATGTTGCCCTTAAAGGGCGGGGGCTTTCGCCCCCTGTGTGATGCTCACTATTACTGGTCTAACCAATCTGAAAGCTTGTCAACGATCTGAAAAGTTAACCAGATGATAGTGAGTATTTTTATTATCTCATCCATATGTTTTCCTCCTTTCTCTTAAGATGTCTATATTATAGCACGTTATAACGTGCTAGTCAAGCAAAAAAAGCATATTTTTCTCAAAAAAAATGTCAAAAAATATAAAAAATATAGAACAAACATTTTCAGAAACCGCTTGGTATGATGTTTTTGAAATGCCTGTGATACCCTTAGAGCATGACTTGCAGTCATGCTCTTGTTTAATTTGAGAAGGAGGGAAAGGAATGGATTTTATCATGGAGATTTTTTTGAAAAATGGGGCATATGCAGTGATGTTCATCGGGGTGATGGCATTTCTTGTATCCTGCATCACGGAGGTACTGAAACATATCACATGGCTGGATAAGCATGTACCGACAGCCGTAGTAGTGATCGTTCTGTCGCTGGTTTTATGTCCGGTTGGATTTGCAGGGCTGGCAAAATATTACAAGATCGCCCTGGACTGGTTCATGGTCTTTGCATCGTTTATTGCGGCATTTATCGTTGCCCTTGTGAGCATGGACGGATGGGAAAAGTTTTATGAATTAAAAGAACGGTTCGTAAATGGGAAGGAATGACTATGGAGCAGATCATCACATTGTCCATAGTGCTTGGGGTAGGTTTTTCCCTGCTGACATTCCTGGCAAAGGCACAGTTTAATGACATCAAGACAAGCATCGAAAAAAATAACGAGAGCACAAATAAACGGATTGACAAGTTAGAAAATGAGACGAACGCAAGGATCGAGTCGCTTACACAGGATCTGAATAATGTAAAAGGTGATTTTGCCACCACATTTGTGCTGCGTGAAGATTTTTTCCGCAGCATGAATGGAGTAGAAGACCGGATGAAGAGCATTGATTCGAAAATTGACAAGCTTCTTATGGCATCATCCAGCAGGAAGGAATGAGGTGGACAAGAGTGGATGAGAGAGAAAAAGCACAGGTAAGACAGAATAAAGCGATCCGGGGATATATCATCCGGTGTCTGGTGAAAGGTTACAATAATTCGGCACTGACAAGACAGGTGAGCAATGCGATGATCGCCGCAGGCCTTGTGGTATCACCGGACATCAGCAAATATCTGGATTATCTTCTGGATGCAGGATATATCGAATTTACGGATGGAAAAGTGACCGCATACAATGCCTATGCCAATGATGCAGTGATCCGCCTGACAAAAAGGGGTGTGGATCTTGCAGAGGGAACGGTTGAGGATCCGGGAGTGGATATCTGATGGGAAAGCAGAGAAAAAAGACTCGGATCAGTTCTAAGATCGATGAACTGCCGGAGATCATACGCACGAATGTGGATGTGATGCTGGCAGACACATCCAATACCTATCAGGACATCAGTGTGTTCCTGAAAAGTCAGGGATATGAGATCAGCAAAAGCAGTGTAGGACGTTATGCAATGCGGTCGAATTCTGCCATGCAGAGGCTGCTGGAGGCACAGCAGCAGACAGAAAAGCTTGTTCAGGTAGTAAAACAGAACCCGGATGCAGACTATACGGAAGCAGGTATGCGGATGCTGATGGATGGCCTGATCAATAAGATGGCAACGGCAGAAGAAGAGTTTGACCAGATGCCACTGGACAAGGCAGGAAGGCTTTTGGCCTCCCTGAGCCGGACAAAAGTATATAAAGATAAGGCAAAGCAGGAGATGCAGAAAAAAGCAGATCTTGCATTCAAGGAAATGGAGCAGGAGATCCTGAAAGTCATTAAGCAGGATGAGCGTTCTGTAGAAGCTTTGAAAGAAATATTAAACCGGGCAAAGGAACGGATGATACAGGATGATTGATATTGATAACTGGATCCGGGAACTGGATGAAGAGGAAGAAACGGCAGTAAAAGACAATGAAGAGTATCAGAGATCCCTTTTTTGCGAGTATGTCCTCAGAAAAAATGACAATCTGTCGAAGAGGAAAGAACTGCAGTCAAGGTATCTTTCAGGGGAAAACATAACAGGGGAAAAAGGCCTGCGAAAAGAACTGGCTGCTTTCGATCTGTCGTATTTTGGGCGTGCCTACCTGCCGCATTACTTTGTGCGGAAATCACCTGCATTTCATGAGGAACTGGATGCCATATGGGAACAGGGGGTTATGAAAGGCAGGAACCCGCTTGAAAAAGGAAATGGCATAGACCGTCTTAAGGGAAGCCGGAATGTACTTGCGGCACCGAGAGGACATGCAAAGTCAACAAATTTTACGTTTAAGGATTCCATGCATGCAGTGCTATACCGGTATAAACATTATCTGATCATCATATCGGACAGCTCCGATCAGGCAGAAGGCTTCCTGGAAGATATCCGGAACGAACTGGAAGAAAATTATAACATCATCCAGGATTTCGGATATCTGAAAGGGGAAAAAGCCTGGAATACAAAAACCCTGTTGACGAATACGGACATCAAAGTGGAAGCATTGGGATCCGGGAAGAAGATCCGAGGACGGCGGCACCGGAACTGGCGGCCGGACCTGCTGGTATTGGATGACATTGAAAATGACGAAAATGTCAACACACCGGAGCAGAGAAGGAAACTTGACAGCTGGTTTAAAAAAGCCGTTTCCAAATGTGGCGATACCTATACGGATATCATGTACATCGGTACGGTCCTGCATTACGATTCCCTGCTTGCGAACACATTAAAAAATACCGGTTACCGTTCCAAGACATACCGGTCCATTGAATCCTGGGCAAAGAACCAGCAGCTTTGGGATGAATGGGAGAGCATATATACAAATCTGTTCAATGATACCCATGCAGAAGATGCAGACCGGTTCTTCCAGCAGCATAAACAGGAAATGTTGGAAGGGACTTGTGTATTATGGGAAGAAAAGTGGTCGTATTATGATCTGATGAAAATGCGGATCGATGAAGGGACCGCATCGTTCAACAGTGAGATGATGAACGAACCGATCGATCCGGATTCCGCTACGTTTAACGAAGAATGGTATGACTATTATGAGGAAGACCTGGTGGATTTTACGGATCCGGATTTTGTGATCGTAGGATCAAATGATCCATCGCTTGGAAAAAATAAAAAATCAGATACATCCGCGATCATATCTTTAGCGGTGAGCCTGACAACAGGTTATATGTATGTTGTGGAAGCAAGCGTTGAAAAGCGGACACCGGATGTGATCATACAGGATGTGATTGATACACAGAGAAGATTCAAGAGGGATCTTAAAAAAGGGTATTACAAGTTTGGGGTAGAAACGGTACAGTTCCAGTATTTCTTTAAGACGGTTATGGCAGAGAAATCGAGGGAACAGGGCGAGTATATCCCGATCGAGGAGATACAGTCCCTGCAGAATAAACAGCTGCGGATCGAATCACTGCAGCCATTAATCAAGAATAAATATATCAAGTTTAACAGAAAACATAAGGCACTGCTGACACAGCTCAATGAGTACCCGATGGGGAGAAATGATGATGCCCCTGACTGTCTGCAGATGGCGGTCAAGCTTGCCATGAGCATTAAGGGGCAGGCAAAAAAGACCAAATATGAGACTGTGATCCGCAGGAGGGCAAGATTCCGGAAAGGAGCTTTTTGATGGGAAAGAACAAAAGGAAAGCGGGAAAAGCATTGTTTGATCCGCTTATAGATACCGGGATGGATGAGCCTGTCCGTGTACGGATAGCAGCCAGGGATGTCAATGACCGTTTTTCCACGTATCCATCGGTCGGGCTGAATCCGGTACGTCTTGCCAGTATCCTGAGGGAAGCAAATGACGGGAATGTGCGGAGACAGATGGAGCTTTTTGAGGAGATGGAAGAGAAGGATCCACACCTGTTTTCACAGATGCAGACAAGAAAATTGGCAGTCACCGGACTTGAGTGGGAGGTGCAGCCATCCACAAAGGAGCCGGAAGACCAGGCTATATCCGAGTTTGTGAGTGAACAGCTTACCGCACTGGAAGGGTTTGACGCTGCCATGTTTGACATGCTGGATGCAATCGGAAAAGGCATAAGCGTGTTGGAAATAGAATGGGATGTGGATGCAGAAGGGTATGATATTATCCGGTCGCTGGAATGGATCCATCCCAAAAAGCTGGTATGGGATTTTGAAAAAGAAGTCCTGAAGATCACGACACGGGACTTTCCAGAAGGGATAGAACTTCCGGAAAATAAATTTGTTGTCCACAAATATAAAGCGAAAAGCGGTCATGAGTCGAGAGCTGGCGTTATGCGGATCATAGCATGGATGTACATGTTCAAGAATTTTGATTTAAAAGACTGGGTGGCATTTTCAGAAGTGTACGGAATGCCGTTGAGGCTTGGAAAGTATGATGCATCTGCAAGTAAAGAAGACAGGAAGCAGCTGATGGATGCTATCTATACGATGGGGACGGATGCGGCCGGGATCATTCCGACATCCGCGGACATCAGCATCATCGAGTCCAATAAGACCACATCAGCAGATATCTTTGAAAAATTTGCCCGCTATGCAGATGAGCAGATGAGCAAGGCGATCCTTGGCCAGACATTAAGTTCTGACTCCGGAGGTGGATCCTATGCCCAGGGGAAAGTCCACAATGAAGTCAGGCATGACCTGACGGTTGCGGATGCTAAGAGTCTTGCAGAAACGATCCGTAAAGATATCATACAGCCGCTTGTTTTATATAACTTTGGTCCGGATGCAAAGATACCGCTGTTTGTATTCAACAGTAATGAGACGGATGACCTGAAAGTCACGGCAGAGATCTATAAGACACTAATTTGTGACATGGGGCTGTCAATCCCGGTAGATCATGTATACAAGAAGTTTTCAATCCCAAAACCGGAAAAAGGCGAGGCAGTGCTGGAAGCGGTGCAGAAAAAGATGGAAGAACTGACGGAAGGACAGGGTGCAGATGGAGGAAGAACAGAAGCAGGTTGACAGGATCGTCCAGGAATCCCGTGAAAGAGCAGGACGGATATTAAAGAGGATGCTGGAACCGATCCAGACGATGCTGGATGGATCGGCAGACCTGAGGAGCTTGAAAGAGCAGCTTGACAAGGAAGAAAACATCCAGAAGTTATACAATGAGATGGATGAGGGCGAGCTTGAGGAGATGCTCAGACAGGGCATGGATCTTTCAGAAATGATAGGAAGGAGCCAGCAGTAGATGGATGTTCAATATGGTATGACTGGAAGCTTCGTGTTTAAAGCGGCTGTGGAGTTCCTGAAGAAAAAGAAGAGTGTTTCAAAAGAAGAGTTCCTGAAAATGGATGAGGCGAGCCGTGCAAAGGCATTTATGGTATCAGGATATACCAAGGCAGAAGTGTTGGACAGCTTTTTGCAGGCACTTACCGAAGCAGTTGAACTTGGAAGCACAAAAGAAGAGTTTCAAAAAAAGATGGACACGTTTCTGGAAGAAAACGGATACGAAGGGGTAAATCCTTTTAAGGCAGATGTGATATTCCGGACAAATCTGCAGACGGCATATAATGCGGGGCACTATAAGAGCATGACGGATGATACCGTCATGAAGCTCAGGCCATTCTGGCAGTATCGTACGGCAGCAGATGGAAATGTCAGGGAAGAACATGCTCAGATGCATGGGAAAGTGTACCGGGCAGATGATCCGATATGGGATGTATGGTATCCGCCAAATGGATTCCGGTGCAGGTGCAGTGTGGTTTCACTGAGCGAACGGCAGGTAAAAGAACGTGGCCTGACAGTGGAAACAAAGCCCCCAAGGAAAGTAGACCGGGAAACAGGAGAGATCCTGGAGAGCAGACCGGACAAAGGTTTTGCAACAAATCCCGCAAAACAGGTGTGGGAACCGGATCTTACGGTGCTGAGTACACCGGTAAGAAAGGTGTTTGAAAAAAGAAAGCGTAAAATGCCCCAGATTCTAAAAAATGCTACAGATGGGAGAATGGGGGCAGGAAAGGAAAATGATGGTGTTATAACGCGTTATAACGCTATCAGGTGCGGTATGAAAACAGGGAAGAGTATGGAGAACCAGATCATGTATGCCCTGGAAGGGCTGAACGTTTCGGAAGCACCGGATGAGATCAAGATTTTGCCCCTTGGGACGGTCCACAGCCAGAAAGGTGATTTTGTTGTGGACGATGAGAGTTTTAATTTGATCAACCGCCATTTTGAAAACAGGGGACTGGACCTTGTTATTGATTATGAACATCAGACATTGAAAGATGTACAGGCTCCTGCCGGTGGGTGGATTAAAAAACTTGTCAAAACGAAAGATGCGATCGCGGCACAGGTGGAATGGACAGCAAAAGCCAAGCAGTATCTGGAGAACAAAGAATATAAATATCTGTCCCCGGTAGTGATCTGCCGGAAGAGCGATGGAAAAGCAGTAGCCTTGCATAGTGTGGCGTTGACCAATACGCCAGCTATTGATGGGATGTTTGCATTAGTGAACAGTATAGATATCAGCAGCCCGGTTGGGGCAGAAGGAGGAAACAGCATGGAACTGAAAAAGATTGTGGCATTGTTGGGACTGCCGGAGGATGCGACAGAGACAGATGTGGAAAAGGCAATCCAGGAATTGAAAAGACAGGAAAAGGCAGAAGAAGTGGTAGCCAATAAGACCATTATGGATCTGCTGGAACTGAAGGCAGATGCAAAGACAGAAGATGTTGCGGCAAAGATCATGGAACTGAAAGGAACCGCGGACAAAACAAAAGATGAAATGATCCTGGAACTGAAACGGAGGATGGATGAAAGGGATGCAGAAGAACTTGTGACCATGGCACTGAAGCAGGGAAAGATATCTGCAGCACAGAAAACATGGGCGAAAGAATATGCTCTTAAAGATGCCGAGGGGTTTCAGGCATTTGTAGCCAAAGCCCCGGCGGTCGTTCCGATTGGAAAGACAGGATCCGCAGGATACCAGAAAGAGGAAACGGATACAGAACTGAATCCGAAGATTCTTAAGAATCTTGGAGTATCCATGGAAGATATCAAAGGATCAGAAGAATAAGGGGGGAAGAAGGATGGAAGAGTTTCGAATTGGTGAAAGAAAAATGGACAGCAGCATTATGGTCCTTCCGGTTGCAGAAGGGGAAGAAATGCAGACCGCCTGCATGGTGGCGTTAAATGCAGATGGCTATGCAGTCCTGGCATCCAAGAAAACAGGGTTGAAGGTTGCAGGCATGGCAATGCAGTATGTAGATAACCGGAATGGAAAGAATGGATCCAGAAACGTGAATGTATACCGTGGAAGCGTGGTGATGGGGAATGATGGCAGCATCAAGCAGACCGATATCCTGAAGAAAGCATATGTGTCCGGTGCACAGGAAGTTACGATCACAGACACAGGCTCCAGCATGGCTGGAACGATCCTGGAAGTGGATGATGATTTTGTAACGGTCGATATCAGAGAACAGTAGAAAGCAGGAGGAAAAAAGATGGTAGTAAATCAGCAGGCATTAGCAACACTGAATGTTGGATTTTCAGCAGCCTATAATAAGGCATTTAAAGCAGTAACACCGAAGTATCAGAGAATTGCCACGGTAGTCCCATCCAATACGGGGGAACAGAAATATGCATGGATCGGTCATTTTCCGACGATGAGGGAGTGGATCGGCGAGAGGACGATCCAGAATCTGGCGGCATATGATTATTCGATCAAGAACAAAGAATTTGAGATGACGCTTTCTGTAAAGCGTACGGATCTGGAAGATGACCAGTATGGTGTGTATGCACCGATGATGGAAGCTATGGGAGCGTCAGCCGCACAGCATCCGGATAAGCTGTTATTTTCGGCAATGGCTGCAGGGTTTCAGGAACTGTGTTATGATGGCAAGCCGTTCTTTTCAGAACAGCATAAAAATGGCGGCTATTCCTATTCAAACAAAGGAACTGAAAAATTAAGTGCAGAAAGCTATCAGGCAGCACGTTCGCAGATGATGAGCATCCTGTCTGATAATGGCACACCACTTGGGATCGTTCCGGATCTTCTTGTAGTTCCTCCGGCACTGGAACATACGGCAAGGCTTATTCTGAAAGCAGACCAGATCAATGGAACGACCAATGTAATGAAAGATACAGCAGAGATCCTTGTATGCCCGGAACTTGCACAGGATTCAAAAGCCTGGTATCTGTTCGCTACCAACCTGTTCCTGAAACCGTTTGTATATCAGGAACGTAAAAAATACCAGTTTACGTCACTGGTAAGACCGGAAGATCCGAATGTATTTCTGAAAGGCGAGTTTCTGTATGGGGCAGATGGTCGGAGCAATGTAGGATATGGATTCCCACAGATGGCATTTGGATCTACCGGACAGTCAGAAGGCTGATAGGAGAGCATTATGGCATATTGTACGGTTGAAGAAGTCTTTGCAATGTTTAAGGAAGATGCCCTGAATACGCTTGCCGGAACGGATTATATTGAAGATCCGGAAGAACGGAGAAAAGTATTGATGCCGTATGTTGTTTCTGCAATCGAAGATGCGGATGCAGAGATCAATGGCTATTTGAATAAGAGGTATGAGGTTCCGTTCCGGACAGTTCCAAAAGTCATATGTAAATACAGCAAAGATATTGCAGTATACAACCTGGCATCGAGAAGCGGTATTGATGAGGGGGAAAGAGAAAAGACGATCCTGAACAGATATAATGCTGCTATCCGGTTCCTGGAGAATGTTGCCAAAGGTATTGTTGAGATAGGAGAAGGGGCAAAAGGGGAAAATCCTGCGGATAAGCAGGCCGGTTTTGCCGTGAGATCCCAGAAACGTATCTTTACCCGGTCAAGCATGAAAGGGTGGTAATGTGTCTGCAATAAAGCTGGAGGTTAATGGCGATACAGAAAAGCTGATGAAGCAGTTGAAAAAACTGCAGCATATAGATAAAAAAGGGATCAGTACGGCCATGGCGGAAGCATTGCGGGAATCAACCGTGAGCCGTTTCGAAGCAGAACAGACACCGGATGGAGGACAGTGGAAGAAATCCATCCGGGCTTCCTCCGGTGGAAAAACACTTACACAGACAGCAAGACTGAAAAATTCCATCCATGCAAAAGCAGAAGAGGAAGGGTTTGCAGTCGGAACCAATACCATTTACGCTGCAACGCATCAGTTTGGAGCAAAGCGTACGATCCGTGCTAAGAGTGGGGGAATGCTTAAGTTCAAAGTGAATGGGGTCTGGAGGCAGGCAAAAGAAGTTACGATCAATGTTCCTGCAAGGCCGTTCCTTGGCATGAGTGACCAGGATCAGCAGGAGATACAAGGCATATTGGAGGATGCGATGGCAGAATGATACAGGAAAGGGATTATCTGGCGGCAAAGCTGAAAGAAGCAGGGGTTAAGTCTGCTATCTATACGAGCATGAAGAAGCTTCGGATGACAAGTGAAACCCATCTGGGTGCAGTCCTGCATAATGGAGATACGTTTGAACGGAGGAATTCAAGAAAACGTTATGAGGATGGGACTGGGAAGAAAATGGTACGTGTTACCAGAATCTTTCGGACAAGCAGTTTTAACGTAGTCATTTCGGATGCAGAGGCAGCCAGATGCGAAGAAATATTTAAAAAATTTCTGCTCTGTATAGGCGATGGAGTCTATGTGGATGGAAACTGGGTTGACTTGGAGATTGGGCAAGCAGAGTGGATTGAAAAGGATGACAGTGTCCTGAAAGCAAATATAGCGGTTCAGGTGGAGATCCTGTTTAAACATCAAAGACTGTATGAGGATGTACCGGTTAAGCAGGTGCATTTGAAAGATATCACATGATGGAGGAGACAGATGGAAAATAAAAAACAGACATTTTGTATTGAGTCGCTGAAGGAGAAACATAAAGTAAGCGAAGCAGTATTTGAAGGAACGAAAGCAGCAGAAGGATGGAAGAAAGGACGTTGTGTTACAGAAGCAGTATTTTTGCAGGCTGTAAAAAGATTTGAAATGTCGGCTGTTTCAGGAAGAGAGGGGGCAAAAGGGTGATGCTTGGTGATGTATATGTAAATGTTCAGGATGGAAATCTGAAAAGGACCACTGTGACAGGGACAGGCGTACAGGTCAAGATCGGGGTTTCGGAAAAAATAGCTGATGAGCCGATCGAGATTACGAACAGCATGACTGCGGGAAAGATCAAAGAAATGCTGGGATATAGTCCACTGGCAGATGCGTGCATGGACAGCATTGAGAATGGAGCAGGAAAGGTGTATTGTGTGCCAGTAAATGCAGAGACGGCAGGGACGATCTCAGAAGTACAGCATACAGGTTCCGGTTCAGGAACGATTGCAGTTACGGGAAAACCGCATAATGCATATACAGTCCTTATCTCTATCATCGAGACGGGAACGACCAATGCTGGCGGCATGAAGTACTCTATTGATGGTGGGATCACGTATTCAGGTGAAATGACAATCCCGGAAGGGAAAACAGTTATCCCGGAAACCGGCATGGAAATTTCAATGACTGGAGATTTTACAGAGGGAGATATCTATCAGGTTACCACTACCGCACCGAAAATGAATCATAAAGAACTTTTAAATGCAGTGGAAAACCTTAAAAATTTCACGAAAGTATTTGAGATGATCCATGTGGTCGGTGCTACAGAAAAAGCAACCTGGGCTGCTCTGGCAGCGTTAGCCGAAAAATTCATGGAAGAATATAAAAAGCCGGTTATCTTTATCTGTGAAAGCAGCGAGCCATCTTCAGAAGAAACGGCAGAGCAGTATGCGGAGAAGCTGATCCATGACAGAAAAGGCATCAACAGTATCTATGTTCAGGTAGTAGCCACATGGGGATATTATAAAAAAATGGATAACCGGGAAGTTTTGGATAACCTGGCAGGTGTGATCACAGGGTTATATGGTGCCGCAAAAGAAAGCCAGTCGATTGGAGAGGTAGCATCTTTCCCAATCGCAAAAGATAAGTTGATTTCGTTGGTTCCGTCGGGGATCAGTGAATGTATTCCGGATCTGGATGAGGCAGGATATTGCACGGTCAGACAGTATAACGGACTGGAAGATTATTATGTGACGAATGCAAAGATGTTCAGTGCAGAAAACAGTGATTTCCGTTATGCCGAAGAGACAAGGGTTCTGAACCGCCTGGTAAGGGATATCCGAAAAGCAGCACTGGAAAAACTGCATGTGGAGGTTGATGTGTCAAACATCGAAGCAAGTTTTGCGAGAATTCAGGAAGAACTGAACGTTCCGATTGATAATGCAGTGGCAGATGGGATCATCAGTTCGGGAAGAGTTACCGTGGATGTGAATGAAAATATCCTTGTGGATGAAGAAATGAATGCAGAACTTGTGTATGTACCAAAAGGTCATATCCGAACAATCCATGTAGATGTGGCTGTAGATAATCCATATAATGCGTAGAAAAACAGGAGGAAAAATAGATGGCGATCATTAACGGAAGATGCTATGACTGGAACAGCGTTACGCTTGGGATTTCAGGATGCGAAAATGTAGAGCCTACCGAAATATCCTATGATGCAGAGCGGGATGAAGAGGTGATTTATGGCAAAGGTGGTGATCCACGCGGCTATGGAACCGGAAATAGAAAGAACAGCGTCAAAATGTCTATGTTAAGAGAAGATTTTGATGAGATCTGCAACGTGATGCAGAAAAAGGGAGTCAAATCGTTCTTTAACTATATATTTGAAAAGATTACGGTTTCGTATGGAAACGATGGACAGAAGGTGGTCACCGATACGCTGACGAACGTGAAATTCAGTAAGTTTTCCGGAAAAGCATCACAGGGAGATAAAAGCATCAAGGTCGATCTGGAAGGGTTTGCCTTTGGCGGTGTTAACATTAACGGAATGAAAATGTAATCAAAATAAATGTCAAAAACAGGAGGAACAATCATGACAGAAATCGTATTAGGATCAAAAGCAGATGAAAAAGAAAACGGTCTTGACAGACTGAGAGAGAAATACAAAGGGGAAGGTTCTACTATCTACGAGGTAACATCGGTGATCACAGAGGATGATGATTCGGAAAGAGTGGTTACCTATCTGTTCAAGAAGCCAACGACAGCAAGCTATGATCGGTATGTGAAAACAGCAGCGGCATCATCCAGCAGAGCACTCAAAACATTTATCCAGGATAATATCATCGAGGAACAGGAAGATGATCTGAGAGATATTCTGGAAGAATATCCAGCCTTTTCAATTGGAGTGGGGGAAAAGCTTTTGAATATGCTGGGACTTAGTAAGTCTACCACTGTAAAAAAGTTATAAACGAATACCAGGAAAAACTGGAAGAGAGTCTGATCGACTCAGGAAGTATGCTGATAAGAATGTATCTTCCTGAGTCGATAGCAGATAAGAACATAGAAGAAATGGATATGGATGAGTTTTTGAGATTGGTTGCAATGGCAGATTATGCACGCAGGATGAGGATTGCTGATCTGGAAACAGGACTGCAGAATGCACTGGGAAAGATTCTGTCAGATTAAAAGGGGGGGTAGCTTATGGGGATGGAATCCGTATTTCGCCTGTCTGTTGTAATGGGGATCGTTGACAAGCTGACACCAAAGCTGCCAGGAGTAGAAAATGGCGTATCAGGGGCATTGCAAAATATTAACAATGGATTTGGAGCAATGCAGAAAGCCGGAGCAGCCATGACAGGGGTTGGAACAGCAATCCTGGGAGCTACGGCAAAACTGGTAACATCAACGTTTGATACCCAGGATGCACTTGGAGAGCTTGCATCATTGGGGGTTGAAGATCTGGCGGCGGTGGAAAAGGCAGCAAAGAGTTTTTCGGATCAGTGGGCCGGTACCAGCAAAGCAGATTTCATAACGGCATCTTATGACATCAAATCAGGAATCGCATCTTTATCAGATGAAGGTGTTGCCAAGTTTACAGAATTGGCAGCATTGACTGGAAAAGCAACGAAATCGACCACAGAAGAGATGGGATCGCTGTTTGCAACAGGGTACGGTATTTATAAAAACTATTATGACCAGATGTCGGACATAGAATTTGGCGAGATGTTTTCGGCAGGCATTTCAACGGCGGTTCGAATGTACAAAACATCCGGATCACAGATGGCGGCAGGTATATCCATGCTTGGTGCTACAGCTACCAATGCAAATGTGTCGATGGAGGAACAGCTGGCGATACTTGGACAGCTACAGACAACCATGTCCGGATCGGAGGCAGCCACAAAATATAAGGCGTTTCTGAACCAAGCAGCATCTGCAGGGGAAAAATTAGGACTGTCTTTTACAGATGCAAATAACCAGCTTTTGTCTACACCTGAAATCCTGAATGCATTGAAAACAAAATATGGTGATACGATTGATGCGGTAGAAAAACAGCAGTTGAAAGAAGCATTTGGTACCGATGAAGCGGTTGCTATGATAGATCTGCTATACAACAACGTGGATACATTGAATACTGGGATTCAGGATTTAAGTGACAGCATGCAGCAGGGAACAGCCGTCACAGAAGATATGGCTGAGGCAATCAATAATACACCAGCTCAGAAATTCGAGGTATTAAAACAGCAGATACATAATAATGCAGAAGCATTGGGAAGCTCACTGCTTCCGACAGTTAATAATACACTGGATAAAATAAACGACATTATCGGAAAAGGTGCAGAATGGATCTCAAATAACCAGGAAACCGTAGACAGCATCATGCAGATTGTGGTTAAGGTTGGAGGATTCTTAGTTGTAGCAGGAACGCTTCTTACAATCATGGGAACTGTAGGGAAAGTTATGACAAGCGGTGCGGCGGCGATAGGAACAATCCGAAAGGCGTTTTCGCTGTTAAGTACATCTTTTATGGCAAGTCCGGTAACGCTTGTTATTATTGCTATCGTAGCATTGATTGCAGTATTTCGGCGGTTGTACAGCAGCTCTGAGACATTTCGGAATATCTGGGATAACATCAGTGCGTATCTGCCGCAAGTGGTTCAGATGGGACTGCAGGTGATCTTGAATCTGGTACAGTCGCTGGTAAATGCTTTGCCGAACATTATAAGCACAGGAACACAGATCTTATTAAGCCTGATACAGGGGATTTCAGCAGCTTTGCCTGGGATACTGACATATGGAACGCAGATCATCATTATGCTGTTACAGGGCATTTTACAAAATCTTCCTCAGATTCTGATGAGTGGTATTCAGCTTATTTTTGCATTGGCAAATGGACTGGTAAATGCAATACCTACGCTCATGACTTGTGTGGTTAATATTTTGAGAACGATTGTTGATACGATATTGAATACGGATTGGATCCAGGTTGGAAAAGATATCATAACAGCCATTATAAATGGAATTACCGGACTGGTCAGCAACCTTGGACATGCGATTCTGGATGGTATTAAATCAATCGTCAGTGGAAAAGAACCAGAGATAGCAGGAGCAGAAATAGCAACAAAGGTATCTGATGGACTGCAAAGCGGCAGTGCAAATGTACAGCAGACAGCTGGAAATATCATGAACGGTGCTTTGTCACAGTTTAACAATATGGACATGTCATCAGCGAAAAACACGGGTATGCAGCTTATCAATAATTTTGGCACTGGATTGCAGAGCGGAAATACAGATATCCAGTCACTTGGTGCAGGATTGGGAACATCACTCAGCAACGGTATTGCGGCAGGTTCCAGCAGCACAGAACAGACGGCATTACAGACATCGCAAACGTGGTCAGATGCCGGAAACCGGATGGAGACTACCTGGCAGGGCATGAGTGATAAATTTAAAAACAGTTTCCAGTCTATAAAAAGTACAGCATCCAGTTATACAGCATCTACCGTGTCAACGATACAGAACGGCTTTGCAAATATGCAGATCAGTATTCCGCGTCCTAAAATCCCAAAAATCAGTGTGGCATATAACACGGTTGGAAGTGGAAGTGCTACAGCAAAAGTTCCAAGCTATTCGGTCAGCTACTATGCAAAAGGTGGAATTATGGCCGGAGCCACGGCATTTGGAATTGAACCTGGGACAGGAAGGACTATGGTCGGTGGTGAAGCAGGGCCGGAGGCAATTCTCCCATTGGATGTATTCTGGACAAAGTTAAAAGCCTTTACACAGGAAGATCGCGAAAAAGGTGATGACTGGAAAGTATTAAAAAAAGAGTCATCGTCTATGTGGAACACAACTATTCAAAAGAACACTTCCAGGCAGGAACGAAAATCTGTTAAGAGCAAATCAATCCATATAGGAAAATTGGAGATCCAGGTAGATATTGATAAGATACGAGATTTGGATTCTTTATATAAATTGATATCAGAAATTAAGGATTTATCCGAAGGTGATGATACTGATCCAGAGCCAGAGATCGCATAAAAGGAGACAGGTATGTTATTTAGCGTTGATAAGATTATGAAGCTGGGTGGAAAACGGCTGCATGGTCAGGTGACGAGCATTGAGATAGATGAAGAAGCTTCGATTGATGATATCAAGAAAAAGAACCAGGCAACAAAAAAAAATCAGCCGACAGGTTATGAAGGAGCTACTATCCGGATCGAGATCATGCTTGAAAAGAGAAAAAATACGGCAGTGTCAGAGATGATTACAACACTGCAACGTTTGTTCCGGCCATATAAACAGAAAAAGGCAAAGCTGTTGAAAATCGAAAATGCAGACTGTAACCGCAGAGGCATCAAGAAAGTTTATTTTAAAAAGCTTACGACAACCAATGAAATATCACAATCTTATCAAACGGCAACACTGGAGCTTCTGGCTCCGGTGTTTGCCGGAATAAAAGTAAAGAAGAAAGTATCCACGAAAAAGAGTAATAGTAATAAAAAAGGAAAAAACAAATCGAAGAAAAGCAGCAGTAAGTCTCCGGCAAAAGATACCAAGGACAGTAAAAGTGGAAAGAAGAAAGCAAAAAAACTGACAACGAAATAGGGTGGGATTTATGGCATATAAAAATCTGATTTCCCCGGAGTTCCGGTTGGATTTAGGAAAATACATTTTAGAAGATGGCATTATGGTTGAGTATGTAAGCAGTGCTGATGCTCATGCAGACTGGGCAAGGATCAATCTGGATGAGGAACTGATCGGGAGTGTAATGATCTGTTCTGGCGATGAGTATTCTGTTGATCTTGGATATGAAGACGAATATGCTAATCTGTTGACCGGTACGATTGAAAAAGATCAGACACCGGACTGGAAGGAGATCATTGTCAAAGATGATTACTGGAAACTGGAGGCATGCTATGTATGTGCTACATTTGTAAAATGCACGCCGCAGGATATCGTAAGATATCTTCTTACACAAGCCGGAATTACGAACTATGAATTGTCAGTAGAAAATTATAGAGACACAGACCGGTTTGTGGTGGAAAACAAAAAGGCCAGTGAGGTGTTAAAAATGCTGAATACATTTTATGGGATTTCCGTAGATTATTATTTCCGAAATGGGATATTTTATTGGGGATGCAGGCCGGCACAGAAAGACATCTATGTTCTGGATGAGGAGAACAATATCCTTGATATGGAGATGTATGGAAGTATGTGGTGTGCAGATACCGTTGGGATTCCATGGATTCATCATTCGGATATCATAGAAGTAGAACATACATTGTATACAGGATATGCACAGGCAAAGAAAATAGTGATCAAGCGTGATGAAAAAGGATTTATCAGGCAGAGCATTTATTTTGTGCCAGTGGAGGAAGAGGGAATATAGTATGGATATGTTGAAAAATGCAGTCGTGAAAATAGTACAGGATCTGCTGATAAAACAATATCCACATACGCAACAGCCACCTAGTATGTATGCGATGGTTACAGAGGTGAATCCGAAGAAAAACTATAAAGAAGTTGCAATCAGAATACTTGACAGTGACCTGAGCAGGGATAAGAATTATCCGGAAATACCAGGAATCAGAACAGAATTGGATATAAAAGAAAAGGATATTGTTGTGGTATTGATGTTGTATGGTCAATGCCTGCCGCACATAGTAGGGAGGTATGCAGATGGAACTGGTAGGGCTTGATTATGCGGATATCCGAATCGATGCGGATGGTCAGCCGATAGCATCAGACAATGGGGATTTTTCAGTTGTACAGGATACAGAATGCTGGCTGCAGGATATCCGAAACGAAATGGTTACAGCAGAAGGTGAACTGTTTTACGAAGATCAGGATGACACGGAGTCATACGGTTATTCTCTTGTAGATTTTATACACAGGCAGTTTGATGACGATGATGATGAGATGGCTGAAATCAGGGAGCGGTTCCAAGATAAAATTGGAAAAAGGGAAGATATTGATGATGGCAGCATAACGATAAATGTGGAAGAGACGGAAGAAAAATGTAATATAACAGTTCAATTCAGTAAGATGGATGAACTGCAAAACTATGAGATGGACATAGATTTGAACGAAGTAGAGGTGGTGACAGATAATGGATGAGAAGCTTCTGGATAAAATCATTCCTTTGTCTGATGAAGAGACAGAAATGGAAGAAATAAGGGATGAACTGGAGGAAGAGAGATTTGTGATCACAAACTTTTCCAAAGGCGGTATTTTTTACACTTTGATCAGATTATTTGTCAAAATCTATCTTGAACTTATTGAGTTGGCACGGAATATGATCGAATCAAGTCTTGTGTCATATGCTGCTGGGGATTGGCTGGATATAAAAGCGGCCGATTACGGTAAGTCACGCAAGGAAGCTACCAAAACAAAAGGTTATATTACGATATACCGTAATATAACAGATGAAAGTCTTTCAATCAGCCATGGCCATATGTTTCAGGCTACAGATGGAAAACGCTATTATGCAGCTGAAGATGTGCTGATACCAGCCGGACAGGAAATAGGAAAAATCCTTGTTGAAGCGGCAAGAACCGGAAGTATATACAATCTGAAAAGCGGGATGATAACAAACAGTATGATTTATCTTCCGGGAGTTGAAAAAATAATCAATGAAGAAGGATGGATTTTCGAAGAAGGAACGGATGAAGAAACAGACGAAAAATTAAGGGAACGATGCTTAAACAGTTATGCTGAACTGGCAGAAAGGACAGTAGAGCAGAAGCTGAAGAATGTTGCGGAATCAGTCAATGGTGTGATAGCAGCGGAAGTAGTAGCAGACCATCCGAGAGGTCAGGGAACCGTAGATATTTACATTACTGGATCAGCAGGATCAGCAACACCGGAACTGATTGAAAAAGTTACTGCAGCAATAGAGTATCTGAAAGGAAACTATGAAGATTATCTTGTCAAATCGGCAGAAGTATCGCCGCAGGATTTTGATATTGTCATATATCTGGCTGCAAATGCCAGCACGGAAGGTGTAGAAGATCAGGCCAGGGAAATCTTACAAAACCTGTTCAGTATGAACCGATCAGAGCTGAACCGTCTCTACAAAGATACTCTTGTGAAAGCGTTTGTGGATAACATACAAAATTACAGGACGGCAGATATCAGGACACCGGAAAGTAACGTGATACTGGAAAAGAACAAAGTGATCACACTTGGAACAGTCAATATTCAGGTGAAGACTATTTGAGGAGATTGTAAATGGATAAGTTTGCAGACTATATGTGGTACTTACTGCATGCCCCATTCAAGAAAATAGCAAAGACAGTAAATCAATGGTATATACTTTTGAAAGTGTTGGGAAAACGCTTTGACCGGGCAAAAGATGCGGTATTACAAGCGAGAGAGGAATCCATGATTGCCACCTGCGGAGAACATATGTTGATGCAGATCGGAAGAGAAAGAGGACTTGGTCGATACGAAAACGAAGATATTGAGAATTACAGAAGACGAATCGCACTGTATCCGGAAGTTTGCAGGCTTGGCGGAACAAATGAAGGGATTATATTGGCGGTAAAGTCGCTGGGATATACAGATGTTGATATCGTACCGGCAAGAGTCATGGAAAACAGTACAGAGCATTGGGCAGAGTTTTATGTTTTGATCACGATGGGCAGTGAACCACATCCAATCGGATTTAATGTTTTGGCTAATGAAGTAAGGAAGAAAAAAGAAGTAGGTGCAAAAGATAACTACAAATTTGTAACTCAAAATCCATCAGACATTATTGTTGGAACGAGCATGATAATGGTTACACATATTCAGATGGTGCAGGAGGAATCTATATGAGCATAAAGATCACAGAAGAAGGAAAGACATTGTTGGAAGATGCCATTTTACAGGACAAGAAAGTTGTGTTTTCACAGATTGAACTGATTGCAGATGTAGAAAAATCACCAACGGAGATGGTGAAACGTGTGGATGTTTCAAAAGTGTCTGCATCAGATTATAATACGATAACAGTACAAGCTCAGATTGACAACGATGGCTTTTTGGATACCTATTATTTTAATAGAGCCAATGTATATGCTGATGAAGTGTTATTCGCATATGATGATGGGATAAATATATGTATTCCGGCGGAAACAACCAAAGTGATTAATGATCTGGAAATGATGATGAAAATAGATAGTGCGGTAGCAGATCTCAAAATCATATACGAAGGTTATGTTCTCAGAAAAGATTTTGATGATATGGAGAGCAAGATCCAGAAGATCAATACAACGATCAAAGATATAGAGGCCAATGCGGTTACACAAAACGATTGCACCGATCAAGTTTCATGGAATTCACAGATTGTAAAAAAAGAGTTTTTGACAATCGGCAATATGGCATTTTTCCGAGCAACAGGTGGATTTTCTACATCTAGAGGTTCAATAGTGCTGGCAACCATTCCACAGGGATATTTCCCAGAAACCACTGGAAATCAGTCGAGTTATGAACTGATGGGAGTGTTTACGAGTGCATATGATAAAGAACGAAGAAATTGTTATGTTACCCTTAACTGTCTGTCAGGAAATGTAGATCTTCAGATTAATAATAACGAGGCATATTCAGATACAAGATCTGACGATAATGTACAGATGATCTTTTATGGATTCTGGAAGATGAATGCTGAAAGCCAAGGTGGGACAGGAGGTAGCATAAGTTACCGCGAGGACATTGAAAAACTGCGACAATCCATACAGGATTCGAAAAAAGAGATTGTAAGAAGCAGTAGAGAGATTGATTCGCTAAAGGAAGATATAAGTAAATATAAAAAAAAATTAAAATCGTCTGATTTAGAATGGTATAATGCAACTTGTTATAATGGAATTTTAAGTTCCGACGCAACAATTTTAACGTCTGAAATATTTTCTTTGAAAAAAGGTGATGCCATATATTTTGATAACGAAAATATAAGAACGAGAATTACTACGTATAATGCCGACGGAACGTATAAATCAAACACAGGAGGCTATGTTCATTTTGATACATACAATATAACAAATGATGGATTATTGTATAGAATATCCATTGGAGTATTAAATGGTGACCTTTCAAACAATGCTTCTCTTATTAATTATGTAAGATTTAGCGAAGCGTATGTTTACGAAAAGTATACACCATCTGAAAAGTTTGAAAACGATATATACAATCATAAGAAAATAAAACCTACTTGGACACAAGGAAGCGTTTATCAAGGGAAAATTGATTCTTCAATTTTAGCAAATATTTCTTCTGAACTTTTCTATGCACCAAAAGGAACGAAAATCATAATCCCAAGTGGTTATCAAGCCTGCAAATAA